GGCTCAGCAGGAGCTATTGGTGGTGCCGGCATCGCTGGCATTTTTGGCATTAAGAAACCCATAATTTATCTTCCATGTATTGAATATTCCGAATCTGTTTTCGGGAATAATTTGTTTAAGTTTGTATTTGATGGCAACTCTTCAATTGCAATCGCTAAGTAACGAAAAGCATCACAAGCGTGTGAACTCCAATCATGAATTGGTTTCTCATGATACATTTTCATCTTCTCATTGTATCTTCTATGATAATGACGAAGAGCGTCTATTAATGGTCTAGTAGTATCTAAACTAAAGTAACAACGCGGCAGTAACATTTTCGCGGCGTGTATTCCATCTTCAATAGGTAGCTTTGGTAAAATTTTAAAATTTACACCAAGTTGATATGCTACTTCCCTTCTTGTCTTACCTGTAGAAAATTCTGTAACCTCTATATCGTGTGGCGCATAATGTTTTCCGTAAACATAATCTTTTTTATTTAACAGACTAATATAGTGCGGTAAGCCTTCACGATTGTTTTCGTAGTAATCTATAATTCTAATTGTATTGCCAAGCTTTTGAAAAAATATAATAGCGGTACTATCAGCATGACCCAAATCCCATGCGGTATCTACTGGAAGTGCCGGGTCGTATTCAATCTTAGTTAATCTATTATTCTTTTCTGAATCTGCAATTAAGTTTCCATAAATAGAACCTTCTATATTTGCAATCCAATCACATTCAAATTCTTGCTTATACTTTGCTTCTCCCATTTGGTCTTTAGCAGCTTGCAATTCTTTTTCATCAATTAGCTTTGTTTCGCTAACTGGAGCTGTAAATGTTAACCACTCGGGGTCTTTTAAAGCGTATTGGTAAATATCGTAAAAAAAATTATTCATACCGGCAGGAGTACCGATAAAATAACAAAATCCTTTTCTGTCTGATAAAGCGGGTCTTATAATTTCATTCCATAGCTTAGGAGCTATTTGAGCTGCCTCATCTATACAAACACCATCTAAAAATATTCCTCGTAAACTATCGGGGTTCTCCGAAGATAACAGGGTTATTCTTGAACCATTCGGTAGATCACATCTTAATTCCGTTTCGTTATATTTAACTCCAGGAATTGAAGCGGTAAATTGTTTAATATAATCCCAGGCTACGTTCTTAGCTTGCTTATAAGTTGGCGCTATATACGCAAATCTTGGGTTTGGCAGCGGGTGATTTAGTGCAGCTCTTATAAGATGATTTAAGATTGCAACTGTTTTACCAAATCTGCGGTGGCAATTTAGAACCGCAAATCTGTGCTTTTCTAATTTGTCATGCAACAATTCCTGTTGCGGTCTTGGGTCATAATCCAGTTCTATAGTGGTATTTTTTACTGGCTCTATATTAAACATTAGTTAAGGGTCTGTGGTAAATTAAATAAATCTTGTAGCGGGGTATAATTAACTCCAGCCTTCTTTAACATCTTAGCTGCAAAATCTAATGCGATCTCTCTCTCACTAAATCCATATACATGAATTACTATTGCGTTAGTCTCTTCGTCTATAAAGACCAGCGACTGTAATTTATCTTCAACTTCTATTATTTTGTCTTTCATAATGTCTGTGTGTGTTTGTGTGGGTGGTAGTCCCAATATATATGCAGTAGAAGTTGCGCGTTGTTTTTTGGGTACACCCCCCAAAATTTTCTTAAAAACAGCCAGGCAAAATCAAAAAGGCAGCTCTTATTCATGCTCGTAGGTATGATACCTATAGGCATGCTAATAATAGCAACGTTTATTTAATGTATTGTGTGTTTGTTGTGTGTTTAAAGAAATTAAATGCAGCCGAAACCCATGACACGCGCGCGGAACTCTGCACGTTCAATGAATTACATGCAACTTTTCTAGTCTGTTCAGAAGGTAAACCAAATTCTTTTAGCAAAGGTTCGTGATAATATTCAGCGTATTTAAAACAATCTGGCATTTTTCTTTTTAGTAATCTTTTTCTTTTTGTCTTTGGTTTTCTTAGTTATAGCTTTTATAAACTTTTAGGTTCTCAATCTCTTGACCAAGCTGCTCTTCTAAGTATTCCTGAACCTCTTGTTCAAACGTTTTGGTCTCTGGCTTTAAAGGCTCAAGATGCCTTCCAAAGCTTTTAGTATTGTTCTTGTCGTTATTCATAGCACCCCCAAAATTAAGATTAATGTTATGCCTGCAATTAAAGTAAAAAAGAAAGCAAAGCCTTCTATGATTTGTTTAATCATTAGGTTGTTACTCCTTCCAAATTAACTTCAGAGTAATAAAAACTTTTATACTCTCTTGAAATAATGTTTTTGAAGTAATCTAAATCGCCTTTAGTATACATATACATCCACTCACTTGGATTATACATTCCTCTTGATTTAGCATTTTCAAAAGCAATTTTTGATTTTCTTAAAAAGTAGCCTGGAAATTTATCCATTAATTTCATTAAGCTGCCACTCCTTCCTGGACAACAATATCCATTTTTGGTCTCATATCTTTTTCTGGAGCATCAGCTAATTTAATGCTTTTGAAACTTGGTGCGTTGTCTAAAGTTGAGACAAACATAACATCAAACCCATAATAACATTCAAGGTACCAATCTTGTATGTTGTTGCCTGGGTCATAACTTTTTGGATTTGAACCCATTGAGTAACTTACTCCCCAATCAAAGGGACCAGCCTCAAAGTTAACAACGATTGTTTTATCGTCGCCGTAGCCGTAATCTTTAGCAGTTGCCATGTTAGTTTCATAAGATGGCTGCATCCCAGATGCCTCACAAGTTTTGTCAATCGCTGCTTTAAACATTTTAGCAGCTGTTAACATATCTACTTTTTTTTTAGTGAAGTCTGGAAGATATTTGTTTGGTAGTCTTGTCATTAATTATCTCCTTTTTTTAGTTGATAATTATTAATAACATAGCGTATGCCAATCTGTCAACAAGTATTAACAGAAAAGATACGCGCTATTTTGACTCAGCCAATAATGAGGTTTCTACAGCTTTATCTTCTATTTCTGGCTTCTTGTTAGACTTCCAAGAAATAGTTATTTTTTGATCTTGTTTAATTTCTGATTTAACTTTATCGCCAAAAGTATTACTTAATAATTTAGATGCTAACCATCTTGCATGATGAGCAGCCTCTCTCTGTTGTTGAAAGTATTTAGGGTCTTGCGGCTCTGATAACATATCTTGTATTTTATCAAGATGCGAATAGCTGCCTACTTCTCTAGCCTTTGTAATTCTTCTATGTAAAGCGTCATCAGAACGCATACATTTATAAATTTGTGAGAGCGATGGGAAACCTTTTTCTTTTGCTATTCTAGTTAATGTCTCCCCGTTCTCTAACTTTTCAATTATTTCCAATTCTTTGTCTAACATAATTTTCAATTTCTAAATCTGTTTTATTTCTAAAGTTAATTAAATTTTTTAATGCTTTAATCTTGCCTTGCAAAGTAACTTGACCTTTACAAAGTCCACCATGATTTTTGCATCTATATTTATTTGAATTTTTTTTAAGCCAACCTTTGGCTCTACATCTAACTTTGGTGCTTCGTGCTATGCTTTCGCATTGCTGTAACTGTTTATTATGTCCAGGCATACTACAAAACAATTATATTTGATTTGCCTAGTGAATTTTGTCAACTTTGGCAAGCAAATCTTTATTCTTTTTAATTTTTGCTTCACAATCAAATAAAGCATCAAGATAAAGCCTTTTAACTTTTCGCCTCTCAATACCAAGCATTTTTCCAATCTCAGCATAAGAAAAGTTATTGGCTCTTGACCATATTATTTGTCGCTGTTCAGTTGTAAGCAATAACAATAAATCTATAGCTAATTCAAAACACTCAATCATTTTGCCGCTAGCCTTTAAACGAATAACGTTTGCTCTATAGAGTCCATGATCGCTTTTATCGTGTATGACATCCAATATTTTATACATTGAAGGAGAAGTAGGTTTTTTGGGTCCAGGCATCAAACGATCAGCGCGTGCAGCAAATTCAAATATGTTAACCAGCTTCCAAGTATAATCAAAATCAAATCGCATCTTTTTTCCTTCTATGCTCTGTGATCTCAACTATGTTATTATTAAGCTTATTTTTTCGGTAGCGCTTGCCTTCCTTGTCTTTGTAAAATTCTTCTAAACCTTCTGTACCAATTAACTTCAAATCTTTGTTGTTATATTTGATAGTTATATTTACAGAGTCTATCAGACCCCCCCTATTTGAATAATTAGCGTCTTTGTAATTGTTATATTTTTTATACCCGCTATTTTGATTATATATATTTGGTTTTATTAATATGGAGCTATTAGCTACATCAGTTGTAGCTTTTAGCGACATCTCTCTAATTCTATTTGATTTTAATAGTAAATTTTGACGCTCCAGAGAATACTCATTTGTAGAGGCTAGGCGTTTTTTACTAATGATTTTTAGGCTTTGCAGGTGGGTAATTGCACGACTTACTGCGCATCTGGAAATACCTACACGCTTTGCGATTGTAGCCATACGCGGAAAACAAGTTCCGGTGGCTCTATTCATGTAACAAGCTAAAGCAAAGTAAACCAACTTATCATTAGGAGTTAGTCGTTCATCCTCTAAAATATCTATGTCTCCAATAAAGAAGCTCATTTTAAAAT